TCGTTGAGGGAATCAATCTCCTGTTGGATAGACCTATTCACCTCCCTAATCTGCTCTTGGTAATGCTCGACCTCGGCTTTCTTTTTAAGAATGGATTTACACTCTTTGCTTTTTTGGAACTTGGCATCAGCAATTTTCACTTGACCTTGTAAAGTCCTAATGTGCTTTTGTGCTATCGCCCTTCTTTCCGTTGCATTCGTTTTCATTTTATATACCTCCTAAAAGTATGTTGTTTAAATGAAACATTAGTATAACACTATTTGTATACAGTTTGTAAACTATTTAAGTAAGCATCTTTCTTCTGTAAACGGCTTCCCAGCCCAGATCCTGACGCCTCAGATCCATCAGAGATCCTGCTGGTGTGTTATCATGTGTTATGCCTTGCATTAATCCCGACCCCCGACCCCCGAAAAAAATGCCCCGACCCGACCCGAATGATTCAACAACCTTGCAAGACCATCCAGCGTCTCTCCTGGGAGATCCAGCAGGGCTTGTTGTGTTGTGTTATGTGTAGCAATACAACCCCCGTTCCATATCCTTTAGCTTAGCCCGACCCGACCCGATTTTTTTCCTAGCTTTTTTGTGGGAGAGAGGGAGAGAGAGGGTACAGATGCTATTAACTTCCGCATTTCCCCTATATGCGTAAATATAACTATACAAACTTATTACAATTAGTAGTCTAAAACACTTGCAATATTGGATACTTCCTGTAGTATTAAATAGTTAGGTATGACAAAAGAATACGAGTAAGTCATATAATTAAATACTCTAGCAGGTTCGCAATCGAATGAACAAAGCCTAACAACAGTCTGATTTTTACTCGTTGCGAGTTGGCTTGTACAGACTTTAAACCACAAAGCTATCAAACCCTACGTTGGTGATAATCAACTAGGCTTACTACCTGCTAGGAAGAGTAGGTATGGTTTGCCAGTTCCATATTAAAGACTGGCATTTATTTTAACCCTCAAACTTTTAGGAGAGTAATTATGGGAACAAGAAGTAATATTGCCGTAGGTGATCAATCATGAATTGTGAGCTTTGCAACAAACACGAGAACGAAAGAAACATCCAAGAACAAGCAGGGTATTACCTTTGCTTGTCTTGTGATTGTAAGTACTCAGACAATCAACTATTAACAATTATGGACAGGCTCGCAACTTACATGAAAGAGTTTGACAAAAAAGTAGAAATAAATCATGAAGTATAAATTTAAAGAACGCAGGAAGTTTAAACATATCAGAAATAATATTTTTGATATACCTACAGGGGAGTTAGATACTCCCCTCACCAACGGACATGAAGTCTTAGAGTTTTTGATGCAAGTAGCAAACAAACAACGCTACCAATTCAAGGCAAGGGGTAGAGGTAGCCGTAAACAGTTTGGAAGTGTGTACGATTTACCAATAGAAAACGCAGAAAAAATAGCACTCTATCATCAAACTAGAGATCATATTGCAGAGAAAGAACACCAAGAGCAAAGACGATCTCGCTCGGCTTGGGAGATTAGTTACCAACTCAGACACATTAAAGATGCTATAGAAAAGCATAATAATGTTTTTAACAACGACTTAGAAATTAATTTAGAGGTTAGCGAAGATGAGTAAACCAGTACCAGTAATCAGAGTTTATTTTGAAACCCCCAACCATTCATATTGTGAAGAAGTGGCAACCTTTACAGAGGAGAAATACTTTGATGCTTGTTACCGACAGCTTGAAAAGGCTGCAAAGCAAGAAGGATATATATTAACCGAATCTTTCTCGGAGTTAGAAGATGATAGTTAAAGAATTAATGGAACATTTAAAAGAATGTAATCCAAATGCAGAAGTTTTATTGAGGTCTTATCCAAACGATATTGATCATTCAATTATGGATTTAAACTTAGATGAAGATACATCAAATAATTGGATATTAATAGAATTTGAGGAGAACGAAGATGAGTAAATCAGAAATGATTGCAGAGATTAGAAGTCTTTGCAACGCAAATGAAAATAATCCTTACTGCTCTGTATATTGGTTAGCAGATATGATTAAGGAAATTGTTGATAGTCCAGATTTAAAGGAGACCGAAAATGACAATTGAAACCGATTGTATTGAGAACATGAAACAATTAATTACTGGCATTATGATTGATACAGAACACCCAGACGATAGAACACCTCATGCCCTAGGCATGAGATCAGCCGCTATAGAAATGGAGTGGATAATAAAAGATTACAAGAAACTAAAGAAAACACAGGAGAAAACATGAAACCAAAAAAGTCAAAAGAAATGGTTAGAGGAATTAAGATACCTCAACACTTACAACACTTGCCAAGAAAAAACATTTTAGCTTTGCTGTATTTATTTGGGCGAGTGGTTTAATGATTGAAACCATAGGCTACATCTTCGGAGTAGGATTTTTAATCTGGCTTACCGCCATAACAATTCTTTATTTAATCATCACTAAGTTTTTTACTAAACTTTAAGCAAGGCCGTCATGTTGCTTAATTACATCAATATAGATACAATCCGAAAGTGGTGCTTGTTTGATTGGATTAATAATCTTTCTCTACTCTCCTTAAAGTATGTATCTAATGAGTGCCACACCTCATGAGTTTTCTATTTTATCTAGCAGTATTTTTATACATCCTTGTATTTATCTTAGACAGACCCAACCAAAATTAATCCCAACTTTCTTCTTCTTCTAAATCCGTAGCTTCATCTATCCTTTCTTGCTTTAGATCTTCTTGCTCTAACCTTTCTAGGCTATCAGCCTCATCTTCCATCAGCCCTGGATCCAGCAGACCGTCAGTTTTATTAGCCAGAGCTATATTCCCCATCAGCTGCTCCAGGCGTTTCTCAACCTCCTCCCGACTCATTTGATCAACCTTCCCGAACATAACTTCTTTCCTATCTACAACCAAGCCCCCGACCTTCAATAAACTGTTCTGTGCGGAGATGGCAGCATTAAAAGATCCGGCTTCAAGGGCCTTGTCTCTAATATCATATAGATCTTGAACAGCCCGATCATAATTGAGTTCATACTTCTTCTTGGACTCATTCATCAAATAGTTATACTCAGTACGAATCTTGGGATGATTCATGAGCTTATTGGCAGATTGCCGAGCATCTTTATACCCAGCCTTATGAGCGCACTCTACCAGAGACAACCTGGGATTATTAACAGCTTGCCATATAAAATTTCTTTGTCTTCGATTGAGGGAATTATCTAGGTTAGCGTATTCAATGGGAGCTTCTTCTTCTGGAGCAAGGATGGGTTCATATTCTAGTTTATTTTTTCTATATCCCATATTGTATTAAGCAGTTTAGGTCAGAGTAAATAAATAATACCTACCCCCACTTTATCCTAAAGTGTATTGGGAGGATACCTTACTAGAAATTACTTAGTCAAGATATTTCTTATTTATTATCTATTTCTCTCTTTCTCTTGTGACAAAAATGAAAAAAATAAAATAATCCTCAAACCCGCATTCTTATCATGTTTTCTTGCGTCATGCATTTATGACAATAATAGGACAATAATAGATTAGTCATTATCTGGCTTAATTAAAGACGAATAATGCTCATCTTCTGGTATGTCTATGTACTGTTCTAAGATAGTATCAAGCATTTCCATCATCTTATCGTCATTATTCAGATCCTTTTGCAGACTGTACACACAATAACTCAGTGAGGTAAGAATAACATTACGCTTACTTTCTCCTCTGATAGTGTAATTATTGAATAGATTTTCTAAACGAGACACCACCTCAGAAAGAGATGGCCTCTTCATTTTACTTTGAATAGGTACTACTTTTAATGTCATTAATAAACTATAACCTACTTAACAGGCATTTCTCCAATCAAGTGTTCTTTTTTTAGTTCGTTCTCTAGATGCTGCATTAGTATCTCTATTAGCTCCATCTTCTCCGACCTGGACAAACCATTAAACTGACTTAAAATTAATTGTATGATCTCTGTGCTATCCATATTTTTCTCCCTATAAATAAAAAAGCGGGGGACTGTTTCGCCAAGCTCCCCCGATGCTTATGCAGACTATCCAGCGTAATTGCTGAAAGACACGAATTAGACTATCTGAATTTGATTCCCAAACTCTTCATCATGAAACATACGGACCTCTTCCGCAGGATTATATGAATCGAATGTTAGATTTTCTCTGTGGTATTTTTTGTATGCCTCTACAAGATCAGTTGTCTTCTTATCCGCCAGATCGTTTTCAGCCTGGTCATAAGATAATCTCATTAACATGTACATATCGCTTGTTCTTCCCATTTGTAACTCCTATAGTTTCTGTATGTAG